GACCTGTAGATTTTACTTGGAAAGCTAATGATGAAGAAGATAAAGGTTTAATAGCTGAAGAAGTACAATTGTTATATCCAGAATTTGTAACATTAAACGAAGACGGTACTACTCAAGGTATAAAATATAGTAAATTAGTATCTGTACTAGTAAAAAGTATTCAAGAATTAAAAGACGAAGTAGAGATACTTAAGGCAAAAGTAAATGGCTAAAAATGTTAGAATAGTACCTGCATCAGGTTCTATCTTCTTTACAGCAGACGGCTTTGATGTTACTGGTTCAGTTAGATTACAAACAGTAGGAAGTACAGAAGATGTACAATTTATAGATGGTAAAACTAATGAATCTATAATTTTAATCCATAAAGATGCTGCTAGAGTAGGTATAGGATTAACATCTGCATCTGCTAAATTAGAAGTTTCTTCTTCCGTAAATGAAACCCCATTTATAGTTAGTACCCCAAGTAGTAGTTTAAAAATAAATAAAGAAGGTATTTTAGAAATATCCGAATATAGTGGAGTAGCTACTCCAGTAGACGGAGGTTTAATATATAGTGCATCACAATTCTTTGTTGGAATTTAAATATTTATTAATATAATCAAATTATAGGATATGCCAAGTTGGAAAAAAGTAATTGTTTCAGGATCCAATGCTGAATTAAATGATTTAAGTGTAGCAAAGGCTTCAGGTTCTTTTTCAGGTTCATATCAAGGTGATGGTTCTAGTATAACTGCTGTTACAGCAATTTCATCCTCTACAGCTATATTAGCACAAACAGCTTCAGTAGCTACAAGAGCAAACGCTTTAGCACCTACAGTAACCGCCACATCTGCTTCCACAGCAGTATTAGCACAAACGGCTTCAGTAGCTATATCCGCTGATACAGCTTCAGTTGCTACTAGAGCTAATGGTTTAGCCCCTACAGTAACAGCCTCTCAAGCCGATGATGCCACAACAGCTTCATTTGCATCTACTGGTGATGGTAAATTTAGTGGTTCATTTAGTGGTTCATTTCAAGGTGATGGTTCAAGTTTATCAGGAATTGCAACTACATTAACTATAGATGCAGATTCAGGAGGTACATCCACAGTTGCATTAAGTTCTCAAACATTTGATATTGCAGGTACTAGTAATGAAATAGAAACTACTGTATCGGGACAAACAGTAACAGTAGGATTACCTAATGATGTAACTATAGGTCAAGATATAACAATTACTAGAGATGCTATAGTTAATAGAAACTTAACAGTTCAAGGTACTGCTTCATTCCAGAATACAACAGATTTGGATATTGCAGATAGATTTATTAGATTAGCGTCTGGTTCAAATGCAGTAGGAGAAGGAGGTTTTGTAGTACAACAAGGTTCTGATGGTAGAGGTGTAGCATTTGCTTATGATGTTAACACTTTAAGATTTGGTTCTACAAGCTCATTTGATGCTACTCAAAATTTAATTGAACCCGATACATTTTTTGTAAATGTAGTAGAAGGAGGAAGCGGTGATAATGACCCTACAGATACTGTTAGTAGGTATACTAAAAAGGGTAATTTATTTGTAGCAAATAATGGTGATATTTACATATATTCGTAATTTTTTCAAAAAAATATTTATGGGTTTTAAAGCAAATAGTTTACAAGTTAAGGAGGATACAAGAAAATATTCTAAACCACAAACTGAAGATCTATTACTAAATAAAGATGATCTTGAATTCTTATTAGGTTTAGTAAAAAATTCTACTTTTAAAGGAGAACAAATTGAAATGATATATAATTTAACTTCTAAACTCCAAAAGGCGTATTTAGAAATAGATTAATATTTATATCAAATATTATTGGCCCCTAGGGGAAGTGGGCAGGCAAACCTGTAACCAACCGTAATAGAACATAATGCCTAGTTGGAAAAAACTTATTGTAAGTGGTTCAAACGCCACTGTATCTTCACTTTTTGTTGCTAATCAAGTAACAGGCTCTTCTTTTACAGGTTCATTTACAGGTTCTTATAGTGGTGATGGTTCCAATCTTACAGGAATTAGTGTTATAGGTTCTAGTAATCCTTCTACATTTACATCTAATTTTACTACTACGGCTGGTACTTTCACTAGATTATTAGGTGATATAACTATAAATGATGGTGTTACATTTACTGTAACAGCGGGATCATTTGTAAAAATAGAAGAATTTTAATGTATAGTAAATATTTATATATATGAGTGTTTTAAAAGTAGGTGCAATACAACCCAATTCCGGAACTAAAGTAAATATTACTGGTAGTACATTATTAGTTACAACAGCAAGTGGGCATTTTAGTGGCTCATATGAGGGTGATGGTTCAAGATTAGAAGGAGTAGCAGGGTTCCCATTCACTGGTTCAGGTCAAATTTCAGGTTCATTATTAGTAACGGGTAGTTCTACATTAGCATTAAGAGTTAGTGGTAGTAGTGCTTTTACAGGAAGTTTATTTGTTAGTGGTACTTTAAGTGGATCATTTTCAGGTAGTGGTGCCTCTTTAACTGGAATAGTTAGCTCATCTACAGCAGTATTAGCACAAACTGCTTCAGTAGCTACTAGGGCTAATGGTTTAGCACCCACTGTTACAGCTTCTTTTGCCGATATATCTACATTAGCAAGAGCTGGTTCAGGATCATTTAGTGGTTCATATCAAGGTGATGGTTCATTATTAACAGGTGTAGTAGCTTCAGGTTCGATACAATCAGCCTCTGTAGCTGTAAGAGCAACAACTTTAAGTCCTGCTGCAACAGCTAGTTTTGCAGATAAAGCAGATGAAGCAGTAACATCTATAGTAATACCAGTAACTGTAGTTGATGATGGAGGAAATAAATACGCATTTAATGGAGTTACGGCTCCTAAACTTTCACTTAAAAGAGGTTCAAGGTATAGATTTGATTTATCTGATAATACTAATGATGGACATCCATTTGCTTTTAGACTACTAGATGATACTTCGTATACACCCGGTGTTACAACAGTAGGAACTGCTGGTAATGCAGGTGCATATGTAGATTTTGATGTTAATTTTGCAACCTCAGCTTCCTTAAAATATTATTGTACATCTCATGGTAACGGGATGGGTAACAGAGCTCAAATAATAGATGTATTAGATGGTATAACTAGTGGCTCATTTAGTGGTTCATTCCAAGGTGATGGTAGTGAATTAAGTGGAGTAGGTGCCTTTCCATTTACAGGTTCTGGAACTATATCGGGATCATTATTAGTAACGGGAAGTTCTACTTTAGCATTAAGAGTAACTGGTAGTTCAGCATTAACTGGAAGTTTGTTTGTAAGTGGAACAGTAAGTGGATCATTTATAGGTAATGGTTCCGGTTTAACAGGTGTAGGTGGTTTTCCACATACAGGTTCCGCTGATATATCAGGAACATTATTAGTAACAGGTTCAGCATTTGTTACATCATTAACAGAAACATCAGCTTTAAGATATAAAAAATATGTTAAAGATTTAAATTCTGAAACAGATAATATCTATCAATTAAGACCAGTTCATTTTAGATGGCGTGATGATAATAGAAAAGATTATGGGTTAATAGCGGAAGAGGTTGAAAAAATATATCCTGATTTAGTAACAAAAGGGGATAATGGTGATGCTTTAGGTATAAGTTATACTAAACTAACAGCATTACTAGTAAAAACTATACAAGAATTAACAGATCGTGTAGAAAAATTAGAAAATAAATAAATTAAGTTATGGCAATAAAACAAACAAAAGTAACAGACGAAGAACTAAAACAAATTTCCGAATTTCAAACAAGTATAGATAGAATAACTATTGATTTAGGTCAATTAGCTTTAAAAAAATTAAGTCTTGATAAGGAGGAAGAATATTTAGAATCGGAGTATGAGAAAATTTTAGAAAAAGAAAAACAATTAGGAGATAATTTAAAAGAAAAATATGGAGAAGCTCAAATTGACTTAAAAACGGGTGAGATAGTGTATCCCAAATAATGTTTTTGAGAACTTCTTATATATTTATCATTGATAAAATAACTAGACAAAAATGGCTGAAACTTTACTATCCCCAGGAGTATTAACCCGTGAGAACGATCAAACCCTAGTAACACAGGGTCCTACCACGGCAGGTGCTGCGCTTTTAGGTCCTACAGTAAAAGGTCCTGTAAACATCCCTACATTAGTTACATCATTTAGTGACTATAAAAATAAATTTGGTGGTGCTTTTGAAAGTGCAAGTATCGCATATGAATATCTCACTTCAATAGCTGCTTTTAATTACTTTCAAGCAGGAGGTGAATCAATATTAGTAACCAGAATTGTATCTGGTACGTATTTACCCGCTACAGCATCCGTAGCTGCATTAGGAACAGGATCAGGAGATTATACTACTGGTTCCTTTGTATTAGAAACCCTTTCACAAGGTGATTTAATGAATAACTCAGGTAGTGTTACAACTAGTGGTTCATTAGCAGGAGGTACGGGAGATAATCTTCGTTATGAAATAGCAAGTCTAGATTCAGGTAGTGGTCAATTCAGCCTATTGATCAGAAGAGGTGATGATAATGAGAAAAATAAAACTATACTTGAAACATTTAATGATTTATCATTAGATCCTAATTCTAATAATTATATAGAAAAAATAATAGGTAATCAAGTACAAAATTTTGATACAGACAGTGACGGTAATAGATTTATCCAAGTTACAGGTTCATTTAGAAATAATTCATCATTTGTAAGAGTAAAATCAGTTACTAATCCTACTTTAAATTATTTAGATAATGATGGTAATTTTAAACCACAATATACTTCTTCATTACCTAAAATTGGTAGTGGTTCAGTAAATGGTGTAGGAGAAAGAGGGGCATTTGGTGGAGGAAAAGGACCTAAATTTGGTCTTGGAACAGGTGGACAACGTCTAAGAATGTTTGATGAAATAAGTGTTGCATCAATCCAAGGTGTTGCCGCTGCAGATTATACTGCCTCAATAGCTTTATTACAAAATAAAGATGAATATGATTTTGAAGTAATTACTATCCCTGGTGTAACAATACAAAATGGTGCTATAGCAACTACTACATTAATCGATACTGTTACAAATAGAGGAGATGCAATTGCTGTAGTAGATACTAGAAATTATGGTGCTACAATTAATCAGGCAATAACATCAGCTGGAACAGTTGATTCAAGTTTTGCTGCTACATATTGGCCTCATGTTCAAGTATTATCACCAGAAACTAATAAATTAGTATATGTACCTGCTTCAACATTAATACCAGCAGTTTATGCAACTAATGATAGATTAGGTGCTGAATGGTTCGCTCCAGCTGGATTTAATAGAGGTGGTGTAGGTGGTGCTATACAAGCAGAAAGAAAATTACCACCTGCTGATAGAGATAAATTGTATGCTGGAAAAGTAAACCCAATTGCTTCTTTCCCAGGACAAGGACCTGTAATATTTGGTCAGAAAACACTACAAACAAAAGCTACATCATTAGATAGAGTAAATGTTCGTAGATTATTAATTGAATTAAAACGTACGATTGGACAAATTGGTGAAGGGTTGTTATTTGAACAAAATACAGCTGCCACTAGAGGTAGATTCCTAAACCAAGTAAATCCATTCTTAGAATCTGTACAACAAAGACAAGGTATATTTGCCTTTAGAGTTGTAATGGATGAAACTAATAATACTGCTGATGTAATTGATAGAAATCAGTTGGTAGGACAGATATTTATTCAACCAACAAGAACGGCTGAATTTATAATTCTAGACTTTAATATCACACCTACTGGAGTAGAAATTTAAAAAGGCAATATTTATAATAAACATAAAATAAAATGGCAGTAAAAGATCCCAATGAAATAATGTTCACCGCCTTTGAACCTAAAGTGCAAAATAGGTTTATCATGTTCATTGATGGTATTCCATCATACCTGATAAAAAACGCCGCTGCACCAGGATTTGATGCAGGTGAAATCATATTAGATCATATTAACGTATACCGTAAGGTAAAAGGAAAAGTCAGATGGAATGACATGAATCTAAGT